CTCATTGCTTTTAACGGCAATATCTTTCGTATTGCTTGTGATCTCTCTTTTTTCCAAGCAAATCACGGAGCGTATGGCATTGGTTCTGGGGGTCAGCTTGCTCTTGGCTACCTGTATTCAACTATCAGACCTGATATGGACTTAGCCTACGCAAAGAGACACGCCCGTAAAGCCGTTGAAATCGCTTCGGTTCTTGACGCTAATACTAACAAGCCTTTACAGTTGGTAGTCCAGGAAAGGATGTAGTAATGGATTTCAATACATATGATTATGTAGAGCCTGAGTTTAAGAACGTTATAGCAACGGGAGAATACGCAGCGCACTACTGGTTTGAACAAGGATGGAAAGCTTGTAGACTTGCTTTCTTATTATACGACCAAGCACAGAAGGCTGGAGCACATAGAGTATGAGTACTGACCCAAAAGAATTACTACTTACTGCACTACGTGCGGGTGATGCAAAGCGTTCACGTTCTACACAGGTACAGATTGGTCCATCAGAGTTAGGTGGTTGCCGTCGTAAGGTCTGGTACAGACTTAACGATCAACCAGAGACTAATGACAATGAGATGAAGCTTGCTGCGATTATGGGTACTGCTATCCACGCAGCCATTGAAGAAGCGTTAGCAGATAACAAAGACGTATTGATTGAAACAGAAGTTGAATACAATGGAATGAAGGCACACGTTGACTGCTTCGTTCCTGGTACTGGTGATGTCATTGATTGGAAGACTAGCAAGGTCAAGAACCTTTCATACTTCCCCTCAACACAGCAACGCTGGCAAGTGCAGACTTATGGCTACCTACTGGCTAAAAATGGCTATGATGTAAAGCGAGTCTCGCTTGTCGCCATAGCACGTGATGGTGATGAGCGAGACGTTAAAGTTCACACAGAAGATTACGACGAAGCAATGGCACTAGAGGCACTGGGCTGGTTAGAAGCTATTAAAGCATCAGAAGTAGCACCAGAGCCAGAGCGTGAAGAAAACTACTGCAAGTTCTATTGCAAGTTCTATGACGCAAGTGGGCAGTTAGGATGCGTTGGTCTAAAAAAAGAACGTATCGCTAGTGAAGAGGTGTTAATCCAAGATAAGGATGCTTCGACTAATGCGATGATCTACTTACAGTTAGATGAAAAAATCAAAGAGTTGACAAAGGAAAAAGATTCACTAAAGTCTGCTCTTGAAGGTATTACTGGAGTTACTGATACAGGTATACAAGTTCGATGGAACAAGATAGCTGGAGTAACATCAGTAGACAAAGATGAAGTACTTGCTAAACTAGGTTATGTACCTACTAAGCAGGGTGCAGATTCATTACGGTTAACAATCAAACAATCTGGAGGAAAGTAAATGGCTGCAAACGAAAACACAAAGTTCCAAGTAAACTTTAAGACAAGCAATGGAACGCTCATCAATCTCTATGCAACTGACATCAAGGAACTAGAGACAGGTCTTACGGATCTATCAATGGTATCTACTCTTATCAAGTCAACAGATGCTGAACTCAATGGTGGCAAAGCACCAGCACCTACTGTTGAATCAATTACAAAACAATTTGAAACACCACCTGTTGCTGCACCTGCTGTTGTCGAAGGACAAGCACCAAGTTGTAAGCACGGTGTGATGAGTTTCCGTACAGGTACTTCTGCTCGTGGCCCTTGGAAGGGCTGGATGTGTGCTGCACCAAAGGGTGCAGTAGATAAGTGCGCAACTATCTGGGCTTAAAGAATGCGGGAACCACACGAGTTTGAGGTTCCTTTATGTGCTCAGGTAGGTGGAGATCTTTTCTTTCCTGAAAAGGAAAACGAAGGCAAGCTTGTACGTCTGAGCATTGCATCAGCAAAATCAATCTGTCGTGGCTGTCAACACATCGTTGAATGTGCTGAGTGGGGTATCCGTAAGGAACGCTTTGGAATCTGGGGCGGCCTTACTGATAGTGACCGAAGGCAGATACGCAATCAACGACGAATAAAATTGGAAGAGGAGAAGAGTGCTTAATCTTTCCCGTGCTTGGGGCGGTGTGACTACCAAAGCCACACCACTTCCTGACGTGTGGAAAAATCTAGTTAAGCATTCTATCAAGTTCCGTCGAGGCCAAGTCTGTATGGTCGCTGCTGCACCTAATGCTGGTAAGTCAATGTTCGCATTGATATACGCAATCAAAGCACAGGTTCCAACGTTGTTCTTTTCTGCTGATACAGACACAGCGACAGTAATGATTCGTGCTGCTGCTCATCTTTCAGGTCACACACAAGTGACTGTCGAAGGTAACATCAATAAAAGTCAGCGCCACTACGATCCTTACCTGGCTAAAGCTTCTCATATTCAGTGGGTCTTTGACTCCAGTCCGTCTCTTGATGATATTGAGATGGAGATTAAAGCCTATGTAGAACTCTATGGTGTGATGCCAGAGTTGATTATCATAGACAACCTAATGAATGTGGCAGCAGAAACAGATAATGAATGGGCTGGGCTTCGTGCAATTATGATGGAGTTGCACGATATGGCACGTAAGACTGAGGCTTGTGTGCTTGTACTCCATCACGTAAGCGAGCAGAGCGAGTATGGTTCTCCTATGATGCCACCACCTAGACGTGCTATTCACGGAAAGGTGAGTCAACTACCAGCTCTTATCCTTACGCTTGGGTATGATCCTTCACAGGGTCTACTTCGGATAGCATCAGTCAAGAATCGCTTTGGTCCACACTATGCAGATGCTTCACAATGGGCATCTCTATTTGTAGACTTTGGTTCTTGTCAGATAGGCGATGATGATGCGCAAGGTAGGGCCTACCTGCGTGGCAACAACGAGGAGAGTACATATGGTGCTATCTAATGGCGAATAAAAACGGACGCAAAGGTTCTCAGTTTGAGACAGATGTAATGAAATGGTTCCGCAAAGCTGGAGTCATTGCAGAACGTCTGACCAAAGCTGGGGCAAAAGATGAAGGTGATATGGTTGTTATCATATCTGGAGAAACCTACATCTTAGAACTCAAGAACAGGCAGACCCTTTCCCTGCCTGAGTTCTGGAGAGAAGCACAGGTTGAGGCGCTTAACTATGCGAAGGCACGAGGTCTTGGGGAAGTTCCTCTGTCTTATGTCGTAGTTAAGCGTCGCAACGCTTCAATAGATCAGGCTTGGGTAATCCAAGACTTAACTCAATTCCTAAAGGAGAAACAATAATGCCAGTACCAGGTGGAGAAATAACAACAACAGAGATACTAGTACCAGAAGTTGTACCAGTTGAAGAGGTAGAAGATGATTTGCCAGAACTGTCATAAAGCAGGAGAAGAGAACACTCTTGCTCACTACAAGCGTTCAGCTCATTGGCACGACAAGTGTGATGATAAGGGGTGTGTATGCCAGCACAAGACTGGTCCAGGATACATAAAGCGGGACGGTACAAAGGTTCCGTTGATGCAACTTCAATCCCCATAGGAACTATTGTTTCCTATTACGGTGGAGAAGTAAGGGAAGGTAAGTCAGCAGCAGTTCGTTGCTGTATACATACAGATAGCAGACGTAGTGCTGTGATGAACACGTATGACAACCTTTACTTTTGCCACACCTGCGGTAAGGGTGGCAGTTCAGTAGATGTTGTTATGCACATAGAGAATTTGGAGTTTAAGGATGCCCTCAATCGCGCAATCGAAATCATTGACGGAAGCGGCCAAACATTACAGTCGAAACATAAGCGCGGAAGCTCTAAGTTATCTAGAAGAACGTGGAATATCTGATGTTATTGCCAGCCAGTACTTGTTGGGTACGGTTACAGATCCTGTCAATGGTCACGAGATGCACCAAGGTTGGCTTTCTATTCCTTACATTACTGCTTCTGGTTCTTGCGTTGGGTATAAGTTCCGCAGACTAGATGATGGCAAACCAAAGTATGGATCTCCAACAGGACAGAAGGCACACCTATACAACGTAGGTGATATCACTATTGACTCCTCTTACATTGCAGTATGCGAGGGTGAACTAGATGCCGTGGTTCTGTCTGGATTGATAGGCATACCAGCAGTGGGTGTACCTGGCGTACAAGCTTGGAAGCCACACTTTCCAAAGCTCTTTACTGGTTACGATACTGTCTTTGTAATTGGTGATAATGATATTAAAGAAGATGGCACTAATCCTGGTGCTGAGTTTGCTAAGCGTGTCGCGCAAGAGGTTTCTAATAGCACAATAGTAACATTACCTCCATCAATGGACATCAATGACTTCTATCTAGCCAAAGGCCTAGATGCAACGAAGGCTTTGTTACTAGGTGAGAAGGATGAGTGATGCTGAATGGACCATTGTGGTACAGACTTTGCAGCATATGGGCTTTCAAGTCCTGAGCCTAGACAGGTCCAACGAGATACTGGTAGTAAGACCGCAACCAACCCGTTAGTAGATCACGCTGCCGTTACTGGCTATCGTGCAGTAGGTGTATCAACTGAGGACTTAACATCCTTCATTGAATCCTTTGCATCCCTTCGTGCTCAGCGTGTTAAGGGTGTAGGCCACGAGCAGTATTCCCACGCTAAGGGTCAGAAGTTTGAGTCCTTTACTACATCAGACACCATTAGAGAATTGATTGAAGAGCTGGCAGATGCCAGCAATTACATAGACTTCCTTGCTATCAAGTTACTGAACATCCAACACACTATAGATTTGGTGCTACCTGACTGTGAGTGAACTACACAAATCCATCTACGACATAGCACCTAGCGTTGCTAGTGCAATAGCCCGTCGCTTTCGTGGCTACGTAGAAAGAGATGATGTCCTGCAAGAGTGCCTTGCTTGGGCATTGACACGTGGCAAACAGTTTGATGAGATGCTTAATGAACCTAATCCAGTCCAGCGTGTTATCAATGAGAAGCGTATAGCTTGGCAGATGAAGCGCACTGCTGAGCGTTATGCTCGTAAAGAGAAGGCTGCTAAGTCTGGCTATCGTACAGGTGATGAAGCCTTCTACGATACAGCTATGATTGCACAAGTATTGCCACACGTTATCGCATCTATCGTTGATGATACGGTGCTAGAACAGGCTCAGAACCTTGTTAATGATGGCTCACCTAAGAAGCCTAGCGTTCCAGCAGAAGGTGGCAACTTGCTCGCTACCTTGATTGATGTCAAGCGTTCATACTTAAAGCTTGAAGTAGAAGACCAGACCATACTTCGTATGCGCTACCACGAGGGACAGACCTTGCAACAAGTAGCAGGTATCTTAGAGTGTGCAGTATCTACCGCAGATCGTAGATGTACTAGCGCATTACGCAAGGTGCAAAATGGTCTGGGCGGTGACAACCCTTGGCAATGAAAGAATTAGATTTATTCTTGTTCCTAATGGATAAGAAGTACCCAGACTTACAGAAGTCAGAGGGTATCTATGACTCCTTTGACTGCATTAGTCGTGATTCTAATGCATACATAGAGTTGAAGTGTCGCCATACCCACTATCCCACGTTACTCATTGAAGAGTTTAAGTATCGAAAGCTCATTACCCAGGCGGCAGAGAGAGATCTCAACCCCTTCTATATCAACTCGACTCCAGAAGGGGTCTTTTCTTTTGACCTAATGGATGTAGCAGAACCAGAGTGGTTAAACCATTGGATGCCAGCGACTACCGAGTTCTCTCGTTCCAACAAAGTAAGTAAGTTAGTAGGTTACTTACCAATAGAAGAGGCAGTAAAGTTATGAGGGAAGTCTAATGGTTATCTTTGATTTCTTTTCAGGAACTGGAAGCTCTACCCAAGCGTTCAAAGATGCTGGTCATACTGTCATTACATTTGAGCTTGATAATTTCTTTGAAGCTACTGAGCACGTAGATATATTGCTTCTTAATGCCAAAGATTTAATAAAAAAATATGGTCAACCAGATTTTGTATGGGCATCTCCACCTTGTACTGCTTTTAGTGTGGCCTCAATAGGACACCATTGGTTCCAGGGGGGGGGAATCCATTGCCAAGAACAGAAGCTGCTGAATTTAATCAAGAATTAGTGCGGCACACTTTGCAACTTATTAATGATTTAATGCCAACAAAGGGCTGGCTTATGGAAAATCCACGAGGAATGCTTCGTAAGCTAAAAGTTGTAGAGGGTATCCAGCGTAGAACCATTACCTACTGCCAGTATGGTGATGAAAGAATGAAACCAACCGATTTATGGGGATACATTCCTAAATGGACACCACGACAACCCTGCAAAAATGGTATGCCCTGTCACATAGCTGCACCAAGAGGTTCAAAAACTGGAACACAAGGATTAAAAGGATCAAAGGAAAGATCAATGGTTCCTTATGAGTTAGGGAAAGAAATCTTAGAGTCTATTGGGGTTGAAAATGATCTATGACTACAAGTGTGGCAAGTGTAATTCAACTGTATCAGTTGAGCGTTCTATCCACGAGGAGGCATCTACTCCTATGTGCTTTGACTGCCACGAGATTATGAATCGTGTATGGGATTCACCTTCGGTTACCTTTAAGGGTAAAGGCTTTTACTCTACCGATAAGTAGAGAACCCCACCACAGGAAGGGTTGTGGTGAGGTTCTTGTTACTCGGAAGAGGTGAGTGGTTTAGATTCTATCAGTACCATCCACGTCTGTCGCTATGCCTGAGAGCGCGACACGCACTCCCTGAATAGCGGTGTTCAATGTATCGTAAACCGTGAAGGACTTGTAGTTCAGGCTCTGCACTACGTTCTCTAAGGAGCTGAGCAATTCCGTAAGCTGTTGATCTAGAGTTATCTGCGAGGTGGTCAAACCTGCTCTCACGGGTCCATAGGGTGATAAGGCATTTGACTTCTGCTTTCGTATATCCGAGAGCTCTACTATATTTGTATGCAATTCGTTTGTTCTCACCCTTCTCCTCCATTGTTGCCTTGGTTTGTATTGGTTTCGGTAAGGGTAATTCCCCTAGCCTTTGCACGTGCAGCAATCCGAGGACTAAGAGTAGAACCATTAAGATCCACCCACGTTTTACCTTCTTGCTCATCACTCACCTTTTCCTTCTCCAGTAATTCTTTGTAGTCTTCTGGGTGCAGGTGAGAGAGCTTGATTAAAGCTCTATCCCTAGCTCTTCGGTAGTTGCGGTAATAGACAGCTGCCTTTGCAGCACTCGCCAATCTCTTATCATCACTCATTGATTTTCTTATCCCATACAATAATTAAATAGACCAGTACCATCACAGCTAGCAAGCCTAGAACGTAGCTCATACTCCCACCGCCAGTGCTGCAAAGATAACCTTGGTGATGTCCAAGGACTGACCTACTAGGTGAGCGTCTTCCTCATCACTATCCCAGCCTGAGACTAGAACCCTACAGTTGATAGGACTTCTGCGTAGGTATTCAATGGTTTCGTTGGCACTATTGCCACCCCATATCGCCTGACCCTTCTCATCTACCACTTCATATAGGTTGATTAGACTGGACTGACGTGGGTGGAATGCAATTACATCACTCACTCTCCTTCTCCCCCTTCTCCTTTACCTTAATCCATACGAACCCGTCTTGGTGACGGGTAATCTGTCCTAATATATCAAACCACTGCTGATCTACCTCAGCTGTAATTGTGTACCCCATTACTCCCCCTCCCCTTCTATATTCTCTTTAACTAAATCGCTAATAGTCTTCTCTGTAGCTGGTGTATCTGATGAGAGTGTGATCTTAGATAGAGCTTCGCCTAATGCAGTACGCCAGTTACTCCCCTCTCCCTCAGCTAGTGGCGTTGGTTCGCCACCACTAAAGTCGAAGAGTTCTACCTTGTTCCACTTCTGCCCTGCCTGTACTACCACTGTAATAACGTGGGTTGTTGTATCTTCTGCCATTACTCACCCTTCCCTTCTGTATATGTATCAACCATAGATAGTGCATAGGTCATTCTCATTAAGTTCATTCCAGCTTCCTTCTCTGTCTCTTCTTCCTGTATCTGCATCAGTGCAAGGTCACGACATAGATCGGCCTTAGCTTGCCAGTATTCTTTGTTCATTCCTCCCCCTCCCCTTCTGTTGGTAGTACTCTACCCTTAAATTCGCTGCTGATTATCTTGAACTCACCACCTAAGTAGTAGCTCCAATCCCACTGCTTAGGGTCACCATCATAAGTCTCAACCTCTAGCGTCACCAACCATTTATCTTTCATTCCTCTGCCTCTCTTTCGCACTCTCGGTATAAATCTTTGCCACACCCTACGCAGTAGGCAACACGGCACTTATATCCCGCTACGTCGTAATGATGTAGGCATAATATGAAACCTACCTCTTCGCTTGTGCATTCTGCGCTCATTCCTCTACTCCCCCTAACCTGCAGTAGCAACTATGGCATAAGGGTATCTTGTCTTCAATGCCGCCTTCTCTCTCTATCCCGCACTCTCTACACTTCATTACTCCCCCTTCCCTTCTGCCAGTAGCTGCTTTACTTGGTCGGTAATCTCTTCCCCGCCGCAGCTCTGCCAGTATTCAGCTTTGCTGGTCTTTGCAATAGCTTCC